GGCCCGCAGGGGCCTGCTGGCCCAGCTGGTGAGCGTGGCCCGCAGGGGCCTGCTGGCCCAGCTGGTCCCGCTGCTTCGATCACTAAGGCCGCTCACGTTGACCCGACAAGCGGCACAGTAACGCAGGTGGTGAACGCTCTGATCGGCGCAGGTCTGATGGCGTCCGCCTGACACGCTACCCTAAACAGTAGCGGGACTGCACCGCAAAGGCCCTATCTCCTACAATGGGAGGTAGGGCCTAACTCATTTTCGGAAGGAGCAAACATGGACATCGACGCAAGCGTAGTCGATCAAGTGGGAGAGGCGATCTACGCGCGATGGAAGGACGCCGCGCTCGCAGACCTCGCCAACATCATATGCCAAAAAGACCTATTCCCGATTACGGATGATTACGTGGGAATTGTCGTAGGAGATGGCCGCCACATAGCGTTACTGGCATGGTATTCGGATGTGACCAACGTGCAGACCACTGACGGTGTGAAGCTCGATTTTCGCGTGAACTACGATATGGGCGACGGGTGGACGCCCGAAACCAAGTACGCCAACTGCCTGACAATCGCGCAACGTCTTAATGTCGGCACGGCAATAACCGTGACCGGAACGCACGGGTTCGCCAAGCTCCCCGCCCCATTATCTTCAGTATTGGCGGCTGTTATCGAGGCAGACCAGAACGTTCTTGAACAGACCGGCCGCATCACATCCAAGAGCATCGAGGATGTGAGCGTAAGCTACGCAACAATCAACGAGACAGCCATGGAACGTGCGTTGACCCCGTATCGTTCGCTTATCAACCAGTGGAGCCTATGCCGAAACGGCGGAGACAGCGGCGGTATTCTCTCCATGCCGCGCAAGCACTGTAATCTGCCGTGGTGGCTCAACCCGCAGGATTACGTGGGGGGTGACTACGCTTATGGCAACGCTCTGTGACCCGTTCCGACTGTTCCCGAACCAAGTCCAGACGGCTACGCTTTGGCGGTATACGGCTCCCGGTCTGCCTAACGAACGACTGGCCGACTTGCAGGTGATTGTGAAGCATTCAACACAGTCCGACCAGCCGACCGAATACGGTTCACGTATCAGCAGCCGACGCTTCCATATTCAAACGGACACGGTTCCCGAGAACTTGCGGGAAAACATGGAACTATGGCCCGACCTCATGCTGGAACTCTCCGATGGCAGGGTATACCAAGTCACGCAAGCCAGTCGAGGCGACGATATGGACATGGGTGAGACCCGATTCATCACCGTGTACGGGAACCCGTATGGAAGGGATAGTCTATGAGCTACCGGTTACAGGTGTCCGCTGATTGGGCGCGTAAGCTCTCCACCCAACAGTTGAACAAGGGCGGAGTGAGAATGATGACGGACATTCTCAAGATGGCACGTCAGAACGCTCCCGTCTTGACCGGCGCTTTGCGTAACAGTGGCCGTTTCCAACAACTTTCCACCGTGAAGTGGCGTATCACGTTCGGCAACAGTCGCGTGCCTTACGCACGTATCCGCGAACACACGAACCGGTTGCACCCGAACACGGTACGCTACCTCCAGCGAGCGCGGAACACTGCCGCCAGTCGTGCCAAGTCGTATTTCAACCTAGGATAGGAGCGACATCATGATTGATCTGGCCATGTGCATGACCCTCCAGAACGAGGGTTTCGGTACTTACGGCAAGACCCTGTTTTTCGGCACTAGTCCCGTATTGGACACGGGTAGCGTCACGAACGCCGAGGGCATCTGGGTCAACGCGAACACCGTGGACATCAACGGCGACCTGTACACGGATCAGCTCACGGTCAGTAGCCGCTACTTCGACGTGATCGAACAAGGAAAGTTGATGCTCCGGCTCCTGCACTTCGTCAACAATCGTCTGCATGAGTATTGCCGACTGACATGCAACCCCATCGCTGATATAGACTTTGTATCAATCCGCGTGCATCCGGCTACCGCAATCGACATGGACGCCATCGACGGGGAAGGCCGCTGGGTGAAAAGCATCCGGTTCAATGTGGATTACAAACTCTCCCCCGAAACAGTAGAATAGGAACCGTCCATTAGTCGCCGCGTGTGCAGTCCCGCCCGACGAAAGGACAAACAATGGCTTCCTACCCCCTTATTGGCAAGAAGACAGTCTACATCGACGATATGGTGATCTCCCCCGACTACGTTCAGGATGAAGCTGGCACCATTACCCTGACTCCCGGCACTACCGAGGTGTCCTCGCAGTCCGGCACTATCAACGTACCGAATGGCTCATATGAGGAAATGAGTTTCGAGCTGAACATTATCTGTCCGAGCGTCCGCTACCTCGGTATGCTGTTTCCGGAACTGTACCATAATGCGAAGTTCAAGCGCGTTATCTCCGGTTCGCTGTCCGAGACGGGTCAGGTGCGTTTCGGCGGCACCGAATGTGTTTCCAACACTCCGCGTGACATCATTATCCATAACGTGTGCGATGGCCATTCATCGGCGCAGGACTTCCGTATCCCGCAGGCGCTAACCAGCGCGGGCGGCGAGTTCACCGTGAGCCTGTCCGACCCGTTCGTGGTCACACTGTCCGGCTCGATGACTCCCGGTGCGAACGGTGCCGTCGTCATGGGCGAACTTGATCTGGCTAACCCATCGTACTACGACGAGGATTCCGGCACCATCAAGACGGAGAACGTTCAGGTCACCGCGCTTACCGCGTCCCCGGCGAACATCTCGGGCAAGGTCGGCGATCATGTGACTGTGAATGTGATGGCGTCTCCGAATGGTGCGACTGGTACCATCACCGCCACCGTAGCTGAAACCACTAAGGCTGTCGCTACGGACAACGGGGACGGAACTTGGGATATTCAGCTTAAGCAAGCTGGTACGGGTGCCGTCACGTTCAAGGCTGGCACTGTTCAAACCGTGGTTAACTTTAATGTCGCCGCTGCGTGAGCATAAGTAACGCCCGTCACCGTAGCTGGCACGGTCGGGTGGCGGGCGTGTGATAGAGAAGTTTCCGAAGGGGAATAATCCCATGATATCACACGAATGGAGCAACAATGACTACCCCTGTTTTGAGCATCGACACCCGAGAAGCGTTCCGCACCCTCACCGTGAAAATCGACGGCACCGTGTACACCATGCGCCCGCTCGGCTCTAAGGATATGCTCACGATCTTGGATAATGCGGAGACGATTGACAAGCTGAGCTCTGGCGTGGCGAACCGTGAGACTTTGGAAACCGCTGAAAAGATTATCTTCCCGCTGGTCGAAAACCTTATGAGTCCAGCCGATAAATTCTCCGAGTGGGCTTCACAGACCCGTAAGCGTAGCGACCTTGCCTATCAGCGTGCCATGACCGCGTTGTGCGGGCTTATGGCTAAGAACATCACCGTTGACATCAAAGGATAATAATGAAGTCGTGGGATAGCCTGCTCACTCCCGCCGAGCGGGAGGCGATGAAGAGTTACAAACAGAAGGAGGCGGCTCGCAAGCCGCTTCCGAGCGTTCATATCCTCGCCGAACTTGGTGGCTTGTATGGGTGGCAGGCTATCCGCGACGTGTTGGAAAACAACGTGGATTCATCCCTGATGATGAACCTGCTCAGGGAGGGACGCCGTATCCGACGGCGGCGGCTGGCGGAACAATATCTCATGACGTTCGATTGCATTGCCGCCGCGTTCAGCAAGAACGGCGACCGCAGGATTAACACGATTATCGAAAAACTAGGGAAGGACGTGTGATGGCAGACTTGACACTGACCCTAGACGCCGAGATCAACACCGGCGATTGGAACGCTGGTGTAAAGGATATTCAATCGGGTAGCCGTCAGATCGAAGAGTCGGCGCGACATGCTGATGAAGCGTTTGGGAACGTTGATAAATCTTCAAGCAAGTCTTCCAGCGGGTTAGGGAAGTTCGGTGCCGCCGCCGGTGCCGTTGGCGGTCTTGTTTCCTCGGGTATCGGTATGGCTGTGGACGCCATCGGTGATCTTACCGGAGACATTATCGAAGCCTCCGACTCTGCGGACAAGTTCAAAAGCACGCTGAACTTCGCAGGACTGGATACGGGTACTATTGACGCGCTCACCGCCAGCACTCAGACTTACGCCGACCAGACTGTTTACAGCATCAGCGATATTCGCAACGTGACCGCACAGCTTGCCGCGAACGGAGTACAGGGCTTCGACAAACTGGCCGAAGCCGCTGGTAACTTGAACGCTGTCGCGGGCGGTAACGCGCAAACGTTCAGCTCGGTGGGCATGGTGCTTACTCAGACCGCTGGCGCTGGCAAGCTCACCACAGAAAACTGGAACCAGCTAGCCGACGCCATTCCCGGTGCATCCGGCAAACTTCAAGAGGCGATGCTCAAGAACGGTGCTTACACTGGGAACTTCCGCGACGCGATGGAGAAAGGCGAGATCAGCGCGGAGGAATTCAACCAAGCCATAATGGACTTGGGTATGACGGACGCCGCGAAGGAAGCCGCTACCAGCACCAGCACTATCGAAGGTGCTATGGGTAATCTGGAAGCGTCCGTGGTTGGTGTGGGTACGACGATTCTTGACCAGTTCAAAGGCCCGTTGACATCCGGTATCAGCATGTTGGCGCAGAGAATCAGCGGACTTAGCGGCGTGTTTACGGGACTGGTGCAGACTATCGGCCCGATTCTCTCACAAATCGGCACAACGTTCCAGACAGCGTTTCAACCAGTTGTGGGAATGGTGCAATCTCAGTTACTTCCGGCACTCAAGCCGCTTATGAGTGCCTTACAGAATATCGGCAATGCCATCATGCCTGCAATCCAGCCCATCGCATCAGGGTTAGCTACCGTGGCGAGCATCATCGTGCAAACTATGAGTGTTATCGCGACTGCTGTAACGCCGGTGATTAATAACATCGCCTCGTCGATTCAGACGGTGCTTCCGGCACTCCAGCCGCTAATGAGTGCTTTGCAGAATCTCGGTAATGCCATCATGCCTATTATCACGGCCGCAATCCAGACCATTGCACCAGTGTTGTCTACCATAGTGAGCAACATCGGGCAAACCATGAGCGTTATCGCGACTGCTGTAACTCCGGTGATTAATAACATCGCTGCGTTGATTCAGGCCGTGCTTCCGGTGATTCAGTCAGCGTTTCAATCGTGGGGTTCAACGATTCAGGGTGTCATTAACGCGGTTTTCCCATTCATCCAAACGATTGTCACATCCGTTATGAACGTTGTCAACGCGATAATCACCACCGTATTGGCAGCGATTAACGGCGACTGGTCTGGAGTCTGGGAAGGAATCAAGAATATCGCTTCCAGCGTCTGGAACGGCATCCAAAGTATCGTTTCCGGTGCCATCAATGCAGTGTCGAGCGTCATCTCAAGCGTGTTAAGCGGTATCAGCGGTATTTTCAGCAATGTGTGGAACGGTATCAAGGGCGCGGTAAGCAGCGCATGGAGTGGCATCACCAGCGCCGTCAGCAGTGGCGTAAGCTCGATGATGAATTTCATCACCAGTATCCCGAGCCGTATCATGGGCGTGTTTAGCGGAGCCGGATCATGGCTTCTCAGCGCAGGCCGAAATATTATTCAGGGTCTTATTAGGGGTATCACGAACGCCATCGGCGGAGCCATCTCAGCAGTCAAAGACGCTGTTGGCGGTATTATCGACGGTGCTAAGAGCCTGCTGGGTATCGCGTCCCCGTCGAAGGTGTTCGACCGTGAGATAGGTCGGATGATTCCGGCTGGTCTTGGCCGTGGCGTATCTGAGAACGAGCGTGCGGCCACTCGTCCGGTGGAAGACATGGTGAATTCTCTTCTACCGTCGTCCATCGTGACGCCCATGCCAGTTATGTCCAACCCGGTGAATCTGAACGCGAACAGTGGCCCGCGTGTGAGCGCGCCTATCACGGTGAACGCGCTTGACCCGAACGCGGCCGCTCAAGAGACTGTGAGGGTGATTAATTTCCATTACGTGTGACAAGCCGCGCGGGTAGACTGAGGGTATGGCTATCTTTACCCTTGACCCGCGCGATGTCCGTTTGACCCTGAACGGGTTCCCCTTGTACGGAATCGACTCATACGGGTGTGAGTGGCATGTGACGTTTCAGAACGTTTCGGGATTGTTCGACGGTGTTGGTTCGACCTTGCAGACCAAAGGTAAAGCGTGGTCGGATGGCTGGTTTAGCAATATTCCAGTGGCTCAGGGTCGCTCGATCAGTGTCGAGGGTCATATTATCGGCAAATGTACGGAAAACTGCATCAACGCTTGGGATGCGTTTAAACGGTCGTTCAACATCACCAGTCAGTCGCTTGTCGTGGAGTTGGGGAATATCAGCCGTCAGGTGCAGGTCATGCAGTCGTCTTCAGCTCCGCTGGTGGAGTGGGCTGGTGTGAACATTCTCAAATTCAGTATCGGATTAACTGCTTTGGACTCGTATCTTTCCGATACTCAGTCAGTGAGCGGAAAAACCGGGTTGCCGCACACTCAGGACGGTATGACGTTCCCCTATCATTTCGAGGATATTAATACTGGCAGTGAATCAACGTGGGTGTGGTCTGAAACAACCGTGTCGGGTAGCGTGTGGCTCACGAACACGGGTAGTGCTCCGAGTCCGGTGACTATTCGTATCGATGGGCCTGTGGTCAATCCGCAGGTTGAGCATAGGCCTAGCGGGCATATCATGGCGTTCGATCTCAGTTTGGGTGAGGCCCATTACATTCTTATCAACGGTGCCACGCATGAGATTCTTGTCGATGGCACCGACCCGGCACGTGGCAGTGTGACCAGACGAGAATGGAGCTACGCGGAGTTAGGTGAGAACATCTGGATGTTCAGCGCCGAGGAACCATCTGATAACGCGTGTATGACGGTCACGTTCAACCCTGCTTACATCTAAGGAGGTGCCGGATGTCTTTTATTTCTAACCGATTGCCGCAGTCGAACGGCTTGCGCTCTGACACGGCGCGTGTGCTGTGGCAGCGTTCCGGATTGCAGTTCGTCGCCGTCACGTTGAACGACGGCACGGTGATAGCCGAACTCCCAGACCTCCAACTAACCCACCTGACGTACCGTTTCGAGGAAACAACCAGCGAAACAGCCACGCTCCCGTGGCGCAACGCTCCCCGCAATTGGGACGAAGCCACCACACCGTATCAGGTCGCCATACTCCTGTTACGCGAATCTACCGTCCTATGGGGCGGTATCGTGGTCAAACGCGAGCGTGCAATGCGCGGAGAAGGATTAACATTGACGTTGGCAACCGTCGAACACTATCTCGATAACGTGTACGTGCAGAATCACACGTACACGAATCGTGACCAGTGCGAGATCGTGGAAGACCTCGTAACCACCACGCTTAAAAACCACCGTTTCAACCTCGTTGTCGAAGCGTCCCCGAGTAAGATCAAACGCGACCGCACATATGAAGCCGAAAACGACAAAACACTGCTAAGTGCACTGCAAGAGCTTGCGAACGTTTTGAATGGGCCGGAATGGTGTACATCATGGCGCGCCATCAATGACGGGCATTATGAGCCTGTGATGACGGTAGCCGACCGTATAGGGTCCACCACTTCAAGCACGACGTTCGACGAAAGCGTTATGACCACGTTCACTCTGCTGGAGGATTACACGAACGGGTACGGTGCTAACGCGGTAATGGCTGTGAGTACGGCTGACGCTGGAGACCGTCCGCAATCCGATTGGATGATCGCAAACCAACCTAACAGGCCCATGCTGGAATATGTGTTCCAACCGTCCACCAGCATCACGAACAAGAGTACGCTGAACGAACACGCCAAGTCCTCGTTGTTGCAGATGCAGAACGGTACCCAGACCATCACAATGGGGTTGAGCCTTCTATCCGCTCCAATGGTGTACGAAGAATGGAAGCCGGGCGACCTCATATCGTGGACAGTGGAAGAAGACGCCGAGCATTTCCCCGACCATAATCACGGTAAAGCCCGTATCATCGGGTACGAGATAGACTTCAGTGGAGCTTGGACTATCACCCCAACGTTGCAGCAGGAGGACACGAATGCCGAGCAAATTCAAATTCAGTCTAGATAGCGCGGACGCTACAGCACGCCAGTTCTCGGACATTAAACGCCAGTTACAAGAGTTGCCGCCGAGCATCGTCAACAGCGTTAAACCTATGGTCGATCAGATCGCGAAAATGTATGAGGAAGTGCAGACGCTGACGAACAATCTTGACCAGCGTGTGCAGGAAAGCATCACTCGCAACAGCTATACCCGTGCCGAGATTGACGTTAAAACTCAGACGTGGAACTGGGGTGTATTGGCTCCCAATCGTGGCGGTACTGGTATCGCCAACGCTTATAACAATGTGTTTGCGTCAGGCTCTTGGCGCGCGGTGTGGGTGTTGTCTGACGGTACTATGGGCACGGCTCAGTCGATTCGTGCAGTGAAGACCGATATCGTGGACGCGGACGACTACATTCCCGTTGCCGCTCTCCGCAAGGTGAAGTGGTGCGTATATCGGATGAAGGATGATAAGAACCTGAATCTTGATGACGCGCAGCCGTTGGTCGGTATGATTGCCGACGATTTGGATGAGAACGGGTTGGGGTTCTTCTGCGAATACGATGAAGACGGCACGCTGGTAGGTATCAACTACCCCATGCTTGGTGTGGCGGCGCTCCGACTCGCTCAACAGGTAGCGGATGAATTGGACGCGCTCAAAGCTAAGGTTGATGCTCTATCCACTGACAAAGATAAAATGGTCGTAGACGATTCGGAGGAATGATTATGGCTATCATCATGCACCCGCTTACCGCGAAGAACGGTTCCCCGGAGTATACGGCGGACGATTACAGGCACGCCATCAATCCTCTATTAGTACCGTCCGATGGTACCGCGTTCAACGGGCTGTCAGGTATCCGCTACGGTTCCCCGAGTCCTCTGGTCACTGTGAGCGGTCTGACTGTGACGGTCAAGCCTCATTGCGGTACCATCAGCCCGTGGGATGGGCTCGGCGCGTACACTTACGCCATTACTACCAATACGACGGTGCAACTGGCGGACTCCACCAACAATTACAAGATCGCGGTTACGGTGGAAGACCCGTCTCAGTCTCACGGTACGACTCCGAGCGGTCAGCTCAAGGTGTTTACTGCGGGTACGCCTGACTCGAATATCAATGGTCTGGTGATCGCCGAGGTGAATGCCGGTGTCGCGTCTGATGTGGCTCCGATGATTCGTAACAGCGCTATCCTGATGGCGCGTGATCTTGAACAGCTTAACACTATTGCCGCGATGGATGGACAGGAGGCTGTGACGATGGCCGATAATGCCCATTATGTCAGAAACGGCGGTGCATGGAAATCGTCCGATACGCCGCAGGATATGCTTGTCTTCGCCCACTCAAAAGTCATTCGATTTTCGACCTCTACGGTCAATCCTGTGCTGTATTCAGAGTCTGAACTGAAAACCCTCGCTCAAGAACACGGCATCACCGGAAATCTTAACACTCCGTGCATCAGCGTACTGAATGGAGATTGGAACACGACTAACATCTGGATTAATGGAGTCATGCGGCAGAACAACACTATCCTGCTTAGTCTCAGTCGATCATTGAGTGCCAACACGCCGCTGCGCGTCAACTCTCTCATAGGATTCGCGCTGTAAAAAGAATGACACGATCTCCCCGTTGCCGTTCTTCACATGATAAACGACATACTCCCATGTCCCATGAGCATTATCGTCACGTTCTAAAATAGAGACTATGATTGATATTCTCACAGCACTCATCGGCGTAGGCGGCGTGGCCGTCGGAGGACTCATAACATGGGTAATGAACCGCCGTTCAGACCTGACCAGCGCATATCAAGCACTGGTCTCGGCTCAGGGGGATATGAAACGACAGATCGACGCCCAAGACCAGAAGATAAACGCGCTAATAAAACATCGTGATGAGTTGCAATACACCATCGATCTTGAGACGGGCTATATTCGCGCGTTGGGGCATTGGCTGTCGAAGTTCTGCGAGATTATCGAGCCTGAATTTTTGGAGAATCATCCAAAACCGTCGTTGCCTGATGATCTACGCGACCGTATTGCGTCGCTTGGGGAGTTGGCTGGAGATAATGACTAGCCGAGCCTGTTTTTGAACATGACTCCTTATGGGCGTTATGGGTAACAATAATCTCGATTCGTTCGATGATAAGATAATCCTATGAGACGTTTCAAACGGTGTGTGATTCTTGTATTATTGCTCGCCGCCGTCTCGTTGATAGTCAACGTCCTGATGACGGCCTACGCCGTTTTATGCATGGCGTGGCTGTTCTTCTACCCAATCAGCTTATAAAAGGAGTTTCGATGGCTTTGAACGGTATCGACATCAGTAATTGGCAGGCTGGTATCGACTTGTCTGTTGTACCGTGTGATTTCGTCATTAGTAAGGCGACGGAGGGATGCTGGTACGTTTCAGCGGATTGCGCTCGGCAGGTTGAACAGGCGTTGAGTCTGGGAAAGTGTGTGGGCGTATACCATTACGCCAACGGTGGTGACGCCGTTTCCGAAGCTGACTTTTTTGTGAACAATTGCGCGAATTGGGTCGGCAAGGTCGTATGGTGCTTGGACTGGGAGCAACAGGGTAACGGACTGGTCGGGTCTGGCGCGTCTGCTCAGCAGTGGATTAGGTCGTTCTGTGACCGCGTGTACGAGCGTACAGGCTCCCAGCCTATCGTCTACGTGGGAGCGTCCATGCTTAACGACGTGCAGAACATTGGTGATCGTGGATTGTGGGTAGCTCAGTACGCGAATATGGACGTTACAGGGTATCAGGATACGCCGTGGAACGAGGGCGCGTATGCGTGCGCTATCCGCCAGTATTCGGGCAATGGTCGTCTGCCCGGATATTCAGGCAGTCTTGACCTTGACAAGTTCTATGGTGATGTGGATGCTTGGAATGCGTATAAGGCTGGTCATTCGAGTGTGACCAACGTGCCGACCCCTTCCGCTCCTGCTCCGTCTACTCCCGCGTCTGGCACGTACATCGTGCGCTCTGGTGACACGTTGAGTGGTATCGCGTCGATGTATGGGACTAGCTGGCAGGTGTTGGCGCAGATTAATAATCTGTCTGACCCGAATCTGATTTATCCGGGTCAGGTGCTGAATATCAATGGCACTGCCAATACGGTTCAGCCCGGTAGCGGCACGTATACGGTGCAGTCGGGGGACACGCTGAGTGGTATCGCCGCCAAGTTTGGGACTTCGTGGCAGACTCTCCAGCAGCTTAACGGCATTGCCGACCCGAATCTGATTTATCCGGGTCAGGTGCTGAAACTGCCGGGCGGAGCACCGTCACTGTCCGTTACACCGTCACCGTCCGTTACGACGTACACTATCCAGCCCGGTGACACATTGAGTGGTATCGCCGCCCAGTACGGTACCAGTGTTTCCAATCTGGTGGCGTTGAACGGTATCGCCAACCCTGACGTGATCTACGCGGGCCAGACAATCCGCATCAAGTAAACTATTCGATAGGAGGTTTGTTATGAGAATTAATACTGGTGAGCCGACCAAGGACATCGAGATCAATAACGAAGTGGCGGACGGCAATGATAATTACGTGCCGACGTTCAACGCAGCGACTCGTAAGTGGGCGTATCTGGTTTCCGGACTGGTTGGTATCGCCGGTGCGGTGCTGAGTTTCGTGAGTGCCGTGCCGGACATGCCGTCGTGGGTGGCTGTGCTGGGTGGCGCTTGCGCTCTGGTCGGCTCCGGCGTGGCGGGAATGTTCGGCGTCCACTACGCAGGCATCTCCAAGTGAGGTGATGATGACAATCGCATTGCTTGAGGTCAATCAAGCAATCATGCAAGGAGCATAGCCAATGTTCGAAACATTCCAAACTCTCATCAACGCCGGAGGCTATGACCTCGCTGACTTCACCGAGCGCATCAAGACCATGTACGTGATGGGCGAACTCACCGAGGATGAGATGAAACAGCTACTCGAACAGGCGCAGACGAACGCCAAGCCCGACGATTCCTACGCCCCATTGGCCGACCGCGTGAAGGTCATCGAGGAATGGGAGACGACCATCGAGGAGCGTTTAAGCAAGCTGGAATCAGGTTCATCGACCGACCCCGGCGAACCCGAGGAACCCGGCGACAAATGGCCGGAATACAAGCAGCCGACCGGCGCGCACGACGCCTACCGCGTAGGCGACAAAATCACCTACAACGGGAAGCACTACACGTGCGTTCTGGACGGGTGCGTGTGGCCTCCGGACACCTACCCGCAGGGGTGGCAGGAAGAGGCATGACCCGCATCTACACTGGCACCTCCAAGTGATAGACTGGGGTTGCTCCTTTCGAGCGATGGTGTGATGACCGAATGAACTAGCCCGACACTGGTCTTGACGACTGGTGCCGGGCTATTCTTTCTTTTTCAGTTGTTCAAGAGGAATTCTCGATTTCGGTATTCGCTGAACACTGGAACGTTCTCGGGGTGATCGTTGTAGGCGCTGACCAGCCACCCTTTTGCGTATGATTCCTTGGGGTGGGCGTGGATGCGTGCGTGGCATCCCATCGTACCCGAGCCGCAGACGGTAATCAGGTTGCTGGGTAGGTTTAGTCCTTCCCAAGCGTGGGAGCGCATACGCCTGTGGTGCAGGTTGAAAGCGGAGGCGCTCAAGAATTGCCCACAGATGAAGCATCTGCCGTGGTCTCGGTGGAACACTTTCATACGGGTTTCGATATCAGGGTCTGTTTTGCTCACTCGGATACTCCTTCGCAGTGGAAGAAGTACAAGGTTATCGGGGAGACGAGTTTGAAGAAATATTGCCTATCGGTGTCTGTCTTGCATTCATGAATGGCCGTGATCTTAACGCCTTCAACGCTGCCCAGAACGTCGTAGAGTTTGAGGAACGCTTTGGCGTCTTTAATCCCGATTTGACCGAACGTGAGTTCCTGTCCGAGTCCTTGGGTGTCGATGATTTCCTGTGCTTGGGGGGTTTTCTGCAAGAGGCTGATAATCGAGGTCAGATAGTTGATGGTTTCCATTGTTGCTCCTTTGGTGTGATGATGATTGGATTAATGGTGCAGGTTTTTAGACTATGTTCTAGTCTTTGGTCAGGATGTCATAGCCGAGGTGTTCGGCCAACCGCAACCGGTATTGCTTTTGCGGTTTACGGCGTCCGGTTTCCCACATGGCTACCACGTTCGGACTTGCGACGCCGATTCGTTCGGCTAGTTCCGCCTGCGAATACCCGTGTCGTAGACGCCAGTATTTGATGCACTGGCCGATGGTTACGCGGTCGCTGATGGTCGTATAGTCAACTGGGATGTTGCCGATGTTCTGTCGTGCGAAGAACTGGCCGGTCTGGCTGTCCTGTTCCACGGTGACTTCTTGGCCGTTGATTACGGTTTTGATTTTGTTGTGCTTGCGCATGTTTCACCTCCATACGATGTGTGATATATAGATTATATCATATTGTTTCTGTTTTGCCAAACAGCTCACTAATGGCTTCGCGCCCATCGTCAGTCAGCGCGAACCGCCAGCAATGACGGTGCCGACTGTTCACACCATCCCGATCGACACGGTACACATGACCGGAACGCTCAAGCTCGATCATGCGCGTCCTCAATCCCTGCGGAGTATCGTCATACTTCGCTAAAACCGCCATACGTTCGATTTCCTCATGGGTAAGCGGTCGCTTAGCCATCCAAAGAATCAACAGCACATGAACCTGTTGTTTGCTGAACATCACGCCACCGCCGTTTCAGCCGAGTGGCGGAGGAATGCGGCCATGCCAGCGGCCACAATCCACCCGGCCACCCACTTGACTCCGAACCGTACCCGGTTGATCTTGGCTGCCATCGCCCATACCGGAAGCGACATCCACGGGCTGAGACACCAGCCGCAGTAGGCGAGTTCGCCGAGACTGTCCACGTAATCCTTGGCCCACGTGGGGAGCGAGCTAGGCAGGTTCTCGGTCTTTACGGTCAGCTTGCGGCGGAGCGCGGAGAACATATAGCCGGGGCCGGGCGAGAGCTGTACGACAGTGGTCGCGTATCCCGCCGTGATTCCAGCCGAAAGCACGGCAGTCCACCAATTGCCATTAGTCTTCATCGGTTTTCCTTTCCTCGTGGCGACGCCAGCAGTGATACCGCTTGTCGCAATCCGCGTACAGGCTTTCGTAGAGTTGTTTCGCCTCGTTGGTGGCTTCGTCGTGGTCGAACCCGTGCTGTTGCAAGACGTATTGAGCGGCACCGACCCAAATGGAGCGTCGAACGTGCTGATACCAACGGTCAAACAGTTTGCCGCACACCTTGTCATGCTTGTTGTCTCCGAGAAAGTCGGCAACGCTCTCCACCACGAACTTACGAAGAGTGTTCGCGGTGATATGGTTACGGTCGAACAGTTCCAGCACGTCGCTGGTTAAAATGTTATTCTTCATTGGGTTCCTCCTCTTCTTCTGGTTCGTCATCGTCCACTAGATAATCGTCAAGGCTGATGTCTTGCGGCTCGAAGTAAATCAATCCGTCCAGCAAAATCATCGGGTAGCGGACGGTGACGCCTTGGTCTTTGGCGATAGTACGGATAGCTCTGGCGGTGGGGCTTCCCGACGAAACGATATGAAGCCTACGGCCCATCTGTTGGGCGTACACGCGGCACGTCATCAGATAAACGGCGCTCTGCCGCTTGCATGTGGGGCATCCGTCGAATAGTGCGAACATGTCCGGGCTCTCCAGAATGGTTGCGGTCTTCATCAGAACGTCACCCCCAGAGCGTCGGCCAGCACATCGGAGATATGGAGCGTGGCCAACTGGCGACGCTTATGTTCCTCGATCTCTGCGGTAATGTCCTTACGGTACACGGGAATAACCTGATGGCTTGCCTCTCCGACCACGCGCGGGTCAAACATCGAGAAAAACAGGACTTCCAGCGAATCGCACACCACGAAGTATTGCAGCACCTGAGCTTTGTACTGGTCGGGGATAAAGTCGAAGCCGGTCGCCTTTCCGTCGAGCGTGTATTCCGGAAGAACCTGCTCAATAACGTCCACCAGCTCAGGTTTCAGGTTGACGATATGAGATCGCATGGCGTCCGTGTGCATCATCCACGGCACTACCGTCTGCAAATGGTAGGCTGAGCCGAGCGACTTGCATTCGATGGCCCACGTCGGCTTCTCAGTGTTCTCGTAGGCGTCTGGACTGCACGCGATACGGTTGTCGTCGTCACTCTCCCAGATACCGCAATCGGGGACGCAATCGACGGGGTTGAAGCCAAGCGTTTTGAGGGTGATCTGGATATTCTCGGGTTCGAGACGGTGGCCGCGTTCCATCGGAGGTTCACCGTCCGCTGGTTCTGCCCACAGTTCCGCTAGGAACTTCCAGAAGTCCACGCCGACCTTAAGCCGCTTGTTCTTGGCTTCGGCGTCCACGATCTTATCGTCGTAGTTCTGGGCCTTCGTGTAATACTCGTTGGCTTTGTCTGGCGTCTTCGCCTTCTTCGCTTGTTCCAACGCCTTGTCTCGGTACTCTTTAAGTTTCTCTACGTCGGTCTGAGCGTAGTGTTCCAAGGCGAGTCCGCCGCTTTTGGTGCCGGTGATACGGCCCACTCGTTTGTCGAGCCATGCCTCGGTTTCGTGGGCTTGAGATACATTGATGATCTTCATTGATGTTGCCCTTTCGGTTGGGTGTGGGCGGGTGGCGAGTCCCGCCCACAAGTCTTTCACTGCTGGGAATATGAGGTGTGTTTGTTGGTGATGGTTTTTGTTCGACTCCTTCGGTCATATATCAAGCACCATGCTTGATATATATAATATATCACAATGTGATGGGTTGAGCAACATGGCGCGTCTCGGAAAAATCACACACCCCCATTACTGGACTCTATGGCGTCAATCATGTTGATGATGCTGAGCATAACCACAATGACCCCAATAAGCACCATGGCCAGTGAGGGAAACACGATAGTCCACGAACACCCCTGAGCCACGGAACAGACCACGCATCCTCCGAAACCGGCCCCTGACGTGAACAGCCCTATCGCCGTGAACATCATGTATCGAATCGCGTCGATTACGCCGAAAGGCTTGTTCTTGCCGTTGTTCTTCTGTTGATTCATTTCAAATCCTCCAATTCCTCTTCGATCTCTTCGCCCATCTTCTCCGACATGGGTCTCGGGTCATCGATATACGCCTTGACGCTCTTATGCATGTGGTCGATGAGCCTATGGGTGAGGTTGGCGCAATCCATGTCCGGAACGCATATGTTCAGATCACCTAGTTCGGTTCCGAATTGGAGCATACCCACGATTCTATCGTCGTCATCCCTGTGCAATGGAGTAGGTTCCATGCTCACGACCAGTGCGCCGCAACCCGGCACTTTCATGTCAGTTTGCCCTGATTCAGGATAGAACTTGTGGATGTACTCGATGATGCTCAGCAGGTTTTTAGCGACTGATTCCGGGATACCGTCCTGCACTTCGGTTATGACGCTGAGCTGGGTTTCTTCCAAGATGTAGTGGTTGATGAACAGCGGTTTGGCGTTTTCGGTGTCCTTGATGGTGTCTAGAACGATTTGTTGGTTGTCTGCCGCGTACAGTGTGACGTATATTGGTCGTGTTCCTTTCATATTCAGTTGACGGAGTCCATAAGATTCTGCAAATCGGTTTGCGTGAGTCCGTCCATCAGATTCCGGAAATCGGTTTGCGTGAGTCTCTGCCACCCCCTGACTCGACGGTTCAGGGTGCCGTTGATGAAGTCGCCGCGCGCGCCGGACGGAATATTGTGCACATCCATCGCCTTGACAAGCTCGGCGTACTGCTCCGCGCTTATGGGACGGTCGGCATTCTCGTACCGTTGTTTCGCGTACGCGCCGTCGTCGTCCTTGTCGGGGAAGATACCCAGCACCGCGTAGAGACTATAGCGGCGGGCGTAGGTGATCGCGCTGCCTACTTGCTGCGGGTCGCCTGTCACGAAGAACGGGTAGGAGCAGGCCACCATTTGTTCTTCATCATCGAAGATGATGGTCTCTACTGTTCCGATGACCTGCCGCGCTTCTCCCGTGTTGTCGAACGTGACGCGCTGGCTGAATGCCAGCCCGTGCTTCTCGAAAACCGGTTTGATGGTTTTGAGTATCGTGGCTAGGTTGAGATACTTGTAAGTCCGGTTGCCTGCCTGTGCGGTTTCGTCGGTGACGAAGTTGGGGACTTCGTTGAGGACTTTCATGAATTTGTTGCTGAGGTTGTTGGCCGCCATTGCAAAGTTCCTTTCTGATAGTGTGATGATATATAAAGTATATCACACGTGGTGTGATATTACAAACTGATGTCTGTATTTCTCGGCATTGATTGGGGAGCGGTAGCGACAATCTCGGCAGCCTTCACGCCTCGCTCTTACGGGCGACAATACGGAACTGCCTCGCATAATCTGCAAGGCCCTTGCCGTGACATTGGAGTTGCAACGCTAAAAAGCGTTGCGCGCCCTTAATAGTCTTCCAGCTCTTGCCAAAGGCAAACCATGCTGGCCCCCACGTCGCGGCCGGTGGAAACGGATCATCATACGCATCCGGCGTGTTGTATTCCTCTATGTCATATTCCACGCCCTCGACTCCCGCACGCTTTTTTGCGATGACCGGCACGGCTTCGGCTGCTTTGAGAGCGGCGGCATAGTATTGTGTTTTACGCATTTCGATACTCCTTGTTTGTTGATTGGTGTGATATATATAATATATCATATGTGATGGGATTATGCAATCAGCGACACGCAGGGACAGGTTCCAGCACCCTAGTAGGACGGGTTAGGACGCTGTGAATTGGCGGAATAATGCCAATTAGGACGCTAGGACGCTAGGACATGCATTAACTCAGATTGGCCACGCCTCGCCGTTCGTCAAATACACATTATCCGCGTCCCCGTTGTCGAACTGGGCATCCAAAAGCCCGTCCAGCATTGGCATCCCGCCGAGATTGTACGCCTCAACGAAGAATCCGAGGCGGGTCGGCTGATTGCCTTCAAGCACGTACATGGTGCTCGCCCACTCGGTCTTCCCGTTACGTTCCTCATAGTCCCGGAATGCTTGCTCGTACACGTCGGCGTCAACGTATCCGTAATCTCCGATACGCCAAATATCGTCTGTCTCGGTGTATGTGTCGAAGTCGCGGCATTCGGGGATTAGACTGGTGTCGATGCTGTGGATCATGTCGCGGGCCTGTTCGACGGTGATATTTCTAACTGTTTCCATTGTTTCCGCCTTGGGTATATCTCAAGCCTTATCGCTTGATATATTTATTATATCACATTGTGTCTTGTGATGCAAACAAAAAGGCCGGGACTCGCCCGGCCTGTAATCACTCTTCCTCGGCGTCTTTCCTCGCTATCTCGATGATCTTGGATACCGCAGCAGCCATATTCTTGATTCCGTTACGTGAAGCGAACGATGTCACCTGATGCACGAACTCGTCGTACAATTCCATAGGCACCAACCCGAGCATGTCCGAGTTGCAATCATCCACGAACTGTTCAAGTTCCTCGTATTCGCGGGTCAGAAACAAAAACTCCACGTTCTTGTATTCGTACTTCACATTCAAACCGTTCAGGTTGACTTGCTGCGGTTCGACGTGCGGTAGGCTGTCCTGATCGAGTCCGCTGAGCAACAAGTCGTCTACGTTGTCCATCTGAGTGACCAGCTGCGCCAGTAGTTTCTCGTCGGCGTGGCCGGTGAGTTCGTTGGCGGCTATCTGCTTCGCCGTTATGGTGGAACGTGTCATAGGCTTCGTGTCCACGATAACCGGGATACGTTGTATACCGGCGCGGGCGGCGGCTCTTGTACGATGATGGCCGGAAACAATGCTTATCGGCCCTTCTCCGTTCGGTTGCGAACAGTACGGCAATGACTCCAGCATTCCTCGTAGCTTGATGTTCTGGGTCAGCGCGTCGAACTTACGTGGTTCCATGACTTGCGCGTTCAGGTCTTGTTCCTTGAGGTTTACCACGTCAACCCATTTGATTACCAAACCGTCGGCTATGGTCATTTCTTGCGACGTGTCGATATCAGACATTATTTCCTCCTGTTCTCCTTGGCTAGGAACTGTCCGAGAATGTTCCTTAATCTGATCTCGTCGTGCCAATCGCTCTTATACTGCAATTGGTACTGTCCGTTTTTACGGTCGCGTCTGTCCAGTTTCATCAGGCCGCGAAGTCCCTTGGCTTCGGGGTATCGCGTGTATTCAACGGTTGCCAGCCCATCGCATGCATCGACGAGTATCTGGGTCTTGGGTGTAGCGCAGAGCTGGAACGTGGAACGACGTAACGCTATCATCGTGACCAGCTTCGTAAGCCGATACCGTTCGTGGGATACCCCGAATGCTTGACGCAATACCGCGTAGCGAATCGTATACATGGGGTTCGGCAGACCATATCCGATGATCCCGGCAACGTAACCGTCGATTAGTACGAGAACACACATCGGGCTCACGTTTCCCGATATCCTATGTCGCATGACTTGTAGATACGAGTCTTGTGCCGCGCTATCGCGTAACGGTACGACCTTGATTTCGGAACGTTCGGTAATCTGATGATCTCTGGGCAATATCGGTATCGGTATCTCCGCCGATTTCGATGACGCCACAGTTACCATGTTCCCGCCGACAAGACGTTTGACCTCGTTCGGACGGTTGGAATTCATGTAAATCACACTGTCCAGACCCAGACGCCTAGCGTAGACCGGGCTATCAGTTGCGGCGTTTCCGGGCGTTTGCTGCTGCTGGCAAATCAGCAGCGCCTTACGCCCATCGAACAGCTTGCAGAGCTTGGGAATATCTGTTGGCGCGTTGAATACGTTGTATTCAGGTTCCGCCCATTGGAATCTACCGCCGGTATCGAAGAACTTTTCATAAGCGCCCGGATACGTAGGGGGGTTGGCGAACACGATGGTATGCGGGTCATCCATGATGCGTTCCGCGTATTTCATCGGGTCGGTGGCCTCGTATCTCAGCCCACCAAGTCTGACCATATTCGCTGCGATTCGCTCCCGTAGCTGGCCGATGTGTTCCAAATCGTTGATGTCAAGATCAGCCAAAAGTTCACGGTAGTAATCGACATCATCGTGCTTGCTGAGACGCATACGGTATTGCGCCATGATTACGGTAGCCGCGTCATCCGCAGCGTTCCCGGAGAGTGGCACTGGAGAACCGTCAACCGTTGCCCGCATTTCGGTGAGAGGCTTACCGCTGTACGCATATCCGAGCGCTGCGGTGTACGCCCACACGTCGCACGCCTCGATTTGCTCCGGTTTCCAGCCGTTCTCCACGGCGACCATGCAGTTGGCGAAGGCTCCGGCGTACAGTTCGACGTATCGCGTATACCCTGACGCGGGTGCCTGCCTAAACAGATTCCCGTTCCAATCACGTTCGGGCTTATCCCAAGTGTTGAGGAACAGTATGGACGGTGAGTTGAAACCTGCCATCAGACCGCCCCCCAAGAGTCGAACTTGGTGCCTCCCAATTCGAGATTGGGCGCTCTATCCGGTGAGCTAGGGGCGGAATAGCAACGGTCATTAGAATAGCACATTTTGGGCGGCCTCCAAACCTTTTTGTAATTCCTTGACTTCTTCACCGGTCTTTTCCTGCCACCATTGGGCGAAAATCGTTCGGTGGCACAATCCTTTGTTTACGTCATCGAAGCATAGAAGCACGATGTCTTTACCTCCGTTGAGTTGCGATATCGTTTCAAGTTCCGTTCTGATGCGGGCGACCCCGTGTGAGTCCAGCATGGCACGATATCGTTCGGTGAATTCTTCGTCGGTTCCTTCCATGAACCATCGGCCCGGCGTCACTGTTTTCGCCGATGCTGCGATTGTGTACGGTAGCCGCCATCGTGGCGAACCGTACGTTATGCGTACCGGTATGCCTTGTGACGGGGTGAAGTCGCGGTATCGGTTTGTGTAGATCTTCATATGCATCCTTTCCATGCAATGTGTGATATAGATATTATATCACACTGTTGGTTCTTGTTGCAAATTGCCCACATTCTTAACTTCGTCTGGGAAGAATTCCATTTCCAAAGCCTCCACACCACCGGTGGCACCCCAATACGCACGCCTCGCCCGCAGAACGGTCGCCACGTCGGCGGACATGGAATCGGGAAGCCTATGGGCCATCCAATCCGACAGCTTCGCTTCGCTCCGCTGTTCCCGCTTCTGAACCCTCCAACTAACCGGGTCGGCCAGCCACACGGGCAGAGTCCGCACGTACCGCAATGGCGTACCCTCGCACGACTCCACGAAACGCTTCGCCGCCCTCATAAGCGCGTCGGCACCGACTTCATCGAACGCCTGATTAAAGCACTGAATGAATTCGTTTGACACCCTGCATTTCTTCGGCCACAATCCCATAAGCGCTTTAAGGGTGTCCACTGAATGGCAGGAGACTGTGATTTTTTCTTCGCCGCGAGAGTATTGTTCTTGGGTTTTGTTCTCTTGGGTATTGTTCGTCAAAACCTCGTTTTGGGGTGGGTCAAAAGCAGGTTTTGAGGGGTCAAAAGCAGGTTTTGAGGGGTCAAAAGCAGGTTTTGGGGTCGGTGCATGGTCATAACCCTGTTTTGGGGTGGGCTTCCACAGCGAGACGTGATACCGGTTGGCCCTGCCATCGGACTTGACCCGTCGGATATATCCAAGTTGTTCCAGCACGTTGAGGCTCTTGGATACCGTGGGCTGTGAGCAACGCGCGATCTTCGCCAGCCGCTCCAAGCTGGGCCAGCATACGCCGGTGTTGTCGGCGTGACGTATCAGCGCCATATACACCAGCAGGTCGTAGCCGCCCAACCGGTCATCATCCACCGCCCAATTCGGTAACATCGAAAAACCCGAGTTCTGTGCTATACTCGTATCGGACACGTTTCCACCTTTCTGTTAGCGCCTCTCTTCCGGTTTCATGGGGGAGGCGCTTACTTTATTCCTATTACTATTTTATTTGATGTTGGTGCGCCCGGTCCCAGTGCGCATATATATATTATATAGCTAGCACACGCTACTTGCAATCAAGAATAATCTGATGTATATTTGAATCATGTACGCTAAAGACTACACCGCAACGACGGAGCAGTACGCGGAACGCTGGCACCTCAACATCCAGACCGTCCGCAGATACTGCCGTGAGAAACGACTGCCATACATCAAGGTAGGTAACCGCTACTACTTCAACCCCGACATCACACCACTACCCATAGGAGCAACGATCGACGATGAATGACCCAAGAATCACACTGCCGCTCGCACGCTTGGCGGCAGACCCCGAACGCAAACAGACCCGCAACGGCACCCCCTACATGCTTATCCGAGTCGCCGCCACAGGCGGACACATGGACAAGACCACAAAACAGTGGGTTGACCACGACACCATGTGGGCGACCATATTCGAGTATGACCTGAGACTTGCGGAAACCTACGAACGCATGCTGCGCAAGGGCACACCGGTAAGGGTCGAGGGTGTCCTGAAATGGAAGACCGGCACCGACAACCAAGGGCAGCCGCGCACCGACTTCATCATCGAACACGCGACCATCAACCTCGCCATGCTCAAAGCCAAGAACCAGCAGACTCAGCAAGACCAGCAGACCGGCACTCAATGGCCGGGAACCGACACGTTCGGCCCGACCAACTCGCTCAACCAGACCGACAACGAATGGGACGTGTTCTAAATGGCAACGAACGTCACCGAGAAAGACAAGACACTCAACGAGATCATCGACTGGTGCAAACAGTTAGCAGCGGAAGGCCTGAGACTGGCGAGCGCTCTTCTGATGCAGCATGACATGGACGCATACGGTGTCGTGAAGGGACAAATCAACGCGTACGAAAATACAGCCGACCACTGCCGTTCCATGCTCGGCTACAGCGGCTCCATGCCGTCCGAGGTGCCGAATCAAAGCGAGGATGTGAAATGACGATTGACGAACTGCATGATTACTGCCGTTACCTCTTCGACGAGAACCATGTGCATGGCGTGCCTGACAAGTGGAGCGAAGGCTACGAGTTCGCGCTCAGCCGTATCGTGTTCAAGTGCCATGAGGGATTAACAGACGAAGACCGCAAGACTGTAGCCGACTGGCGTGAAAAACATTGGAAGGACACGAAATGAGCAGGGCAATCCGATATGTAGAGTGCACCCACTGCGGCGAGACGGTGGGCACATATTACGTGACCTGCCCGTACTGCGGATACAGGCTGGCTGTGCACAGTCTGCCACCAAGGGAGAAATGTGCGGACTGACACAAGTCACCACCGATTGAAAGGAATTACCATGACCCGCTATCTCGTAGGGGACCAACAACTGCGTTACGCAATACACTCGGCCATAAGCGCTATGGACATTGACAAGCAAGATAAGAATTACATCATCGAATCAACTGTCAAAGTCTCCGATGAAGTCCTAGAATTATTGGCCTCATCGAAGACCACCGAATCGGAACAAACCGAGAATCCCAAACAGGATGCTGGCCGTGAAATCGATACGAGCGCGTACCCATTTATCCAACTAGAGGCAGACGAACTCGTCCGGATGATCTGTGACGCCTACCAAACCGGCGTATTTTCAGGAAAGGAGCAATCATGAAAATCACGAAACGCGCATACGTCAAAGTGTGGCAGAACTGCCCAGAAGACGAACGCGAAGACACCACCATAACCCTCCTAGACTACGAGGGCGCGAACGAACTCAACAGTATCCCGTTCGCCCTCCTATACCTGCTGGAGCGCCATGCGTTCGTCGACAGTATGGACGAATTCAACATTCTCGAACGCTGCCTTACAGCCGAATCGTTCGACTTCATAGGCTTCGTCAAAACCTATCAGGACATGCTCAGCAAAACCGGCGACTTCTGGACGCCCATGAAGTTTATCGCCGCCAGTCCGAAACCCGTGGACGGTATCCCACCCGTCTCCTATTGTCCTCGATGCGGAGCGTTGATCTGGCCGGACACCACACAACGCTGCATCAACGGGCAACCCGAAAACGACGCCGAATATTACCGACGGATCCTCGAAATCTACAAGAACAACCCAGACCCGCTGTTCTGCCACAATTGCGGGCAACGCTTCAAATACGTCGGCCAAGACCAACTAGACTACAAGCATCAAAGCAGCCGCGCCGACATCCTACGCACGCTCAAACTCAAAGCGGAAACACAACCAACGTTCGACTTGGCGGAGTTCAACCAATGACCGGCGAACCATTCTCGTTCAGCCTGTTCATTTCCGGCAT